CATTATATCCTGACCCAGGATTTGCAATTGTAATTGAAGAAATTGCACCAGTTGTTGTACTAATTGTTAAGTTAGCAGTAGCAGTTACACTCTCATTTCCTATTTGACCTTTTGCAATTGTAATTGTGGTACCTTGTGCATATCCAACACCAGATGGCGAAACTGTTGCAGATAAACCATAATAACCTGCTGCAATTGATGATTCAGATGGTACTATACCACCTTTTAAAAAAAACTTTTTATTAATTGGACGTCCCATTTTCTTTTCTCCTTAAGAAATCACAGCGTTCTAGGCTGTACGCGGTTGGATTTCCGCATAAAATTTACATTATTATAAATCGTACTGTATATTTATGTATTTGTTGACTTTACTTTATTTTTATGTTATAAATACACAATAAAAAGGAAAAGCATCAAGTGAAAGAAAAAATTTTAGAATTAATTAAAGAAAAACCAAAACATTATGTTAAAATTATTGCTAATAATGATTTATTGTTAGAATGGATTAATACCAATACATTAATCAGTTCAGATCATTTACCATCAAAAATATTTAGTGCAATTTATCAACAATCTAATATCTGCAAGTTTGGAAATATTAAAAAATTTGACAGAATTAGTACAGGATTTATCGGTTGTGGGCCTGCAAAAAGTTGTATATGTACCGCAGATAATATTTCAAAAAATGTTTCACTTTCAAAATCAAAGTATACAACTGATGAAAAGATCAAAACAAATGATAAACGTAGAACTTCTATGTTAGAAAAGTACGGAGTTGAGTTCAATAGCCAACGAGAAGATAAAAAGCATATATGGAATAAACCAAAAATACCATTAACCGTACATTCTAAATTAATAGACTATACATGGATGAATAATGAATACAATATTAAAAAACGATCATTAACTGATATTGCTGCAGAATTAGATGTATATTATTCTACTGTTGCAGAATATTGTCATAAATTTGGTTTTATTATTAGACCAACTTCGTTGCGGTCATTAGAAGAAATTCAAATTGTGCAATATATCAAAAGTTTAGGATGTACTCAAATTGAAGAATCTAATAGAACAATAATAGCTCCAAAAGAATTAGATATTTTTATTCCGCAAGTAAATCTTGCAATTGAAGTAAATGGATTGAGATGGCACAGTCATCATCCATCTTTAGGAAAACCGGAAGATAGATATAAACATCTAACTAAAACTACTAATGCAGCTATTCAAGGTATTACACTTATTCATGTAACAGATTATGAATGGAAACATAAACAAGAAATAATTAAATCAATTATTCAAACACGGTTAGGACTAAATGAAAAAATTCACGCTAGAAAATGTGAAATTAAACAAATTGATAAAATTACTGAACGAGAATTTTTAAACAAATACCATATTCAAGGGTATATTCCATCTAATACTTCGTTTGGATTATTTTATAAATCTGAATTAATAATGATTATGACTCTTGGAAAATCAAGATTTAAAGTAGAATACGATTTTGAATTGCTTCGAATGTGTACTAAATCAAATTTTACTATTATTGGTGGAGTAAGTAAATTAGTCTCATATTTAAAAAAATTATATCCACTATCAACTATTGTTAGTTATTGTGATCTAAGCAAAGGAACCGGCACTGGGTATTTAAAAGCAGGGTTTGAGTTAATAGGAAAAACAAAACCTGGGTATTTCTGGACCAATGGCAACAATGTAGTAAGTCGATACAAAAGTCAAAAATCAAATTTAAAAAATTGGTTAGATTCTTTTGATTCTTTAAAATCCGAAGCTGTTAATATGTTTGATGCAAATTATAGGCGATATTGGGATTGTGGTAATGCAATTTTTATATTGAAAACATAAAATTAAAGTCAATAAAAAGCCCTGTTAAACAGGGCTTTTTGTTTTGTTGCTTGTTACTTTAATTATTTGAAAGAAACATTTTGTGAAATGATTCTAACTTTACCTAAGTAATCTGCAGCATTTCCTAAAGAAGATGCAGTATTAGTTAATTCAATATATCCATAACGAGTTAAGAAACCAACAACTGGTTCAAACGTTTGTGGATCTAACACAACACCAGATGACATTAATGGAATATATGGGCAGTAAAAAGCAGCAGCATCAGCTTCGCTTGAACCTTTATAGCCAATAAGAACTTGATTGTCATTGTCTTCATCTGGACGATACGCATCAACATAAACACGTAAAGCACCGTTTAAAGTACCAACAAATTTAGTATTAGTAGGAGCTTCAAAAGTACCTTCTGTAGTACGAGCAAAAGCCGAAGTAGTTGCAGATTGTAAAATTGTTAAAGCTTGGTTAGAAACTACAGCCCAGTTACCAGCACCACGACGAGTACGTTGTGCAATTTTATTAGCAACACGGTTAATTTGGATTGCCAATGCAGCATGTTCGTCACCAACAAAAGTTGCAGTACCAGATACTAAAGATTGGTCATATTCTTCTTCAACAGTAGCTAAAGCACGTAAAGATGCTAAGATCTCTTGATCAATTTCAGTAGTAATTTCTTGAGCTAAAGCAGCCATAATTTCTGCTTCAATGTCAATACCTTGTTGAGCTTGTGCATCTTGTGCAGCTTCAAAAGTCCAACGAGCTGATAACTTACGTGATTTTGCTTCAACTGGAGCTTTCAAAATTTGGATGCTCATTCTACGACCTGGTGTACCTTCCATAGCTGCTGTTGAATTAGCTTTTGGAGTTGAATCAACATCGTTACCTGAATAAGCAGCAGCAATTTTAAATGGGCTTAATGCTTCTTCACCTGCTACTACGTTGTCACCGTTATCTGCATAACGAACACGTAAAGTATGGATTTGAGCAACTGGTCCAGTCATTGGTTGAACACCTACGATTTCGTTAGCAATAACTGTAGGCATTACACGTCTAATTACTGGAAGAATTACACGGTTTAATGTAGCAATGTTACCTGCAGAAGTTGCGCCACTAGTTGCACTTTCTGCTAATTGTTTGCGAGTATTTTCTAAGCAAACGCTCATTGAAGCTTTACGAGTACCTGATAGGCCTTCAAGCAGAGCTTCTTTGGTCTCCGACCATCTTTCTTTTAATAGTTGTGACATTTATGTCTCCTTGAATAAAATTATTTTAGTCCCGCTAATTTGCGGATATCTAATATATTGTCTAAGCCTACCTCAGATGTTCTTACTTCACGATCACCAGTAACTTGAGAAGATTCAGTAATAACCGAATTTACTTTTGTTGTTCTTGTTTCTCTTTCCATAACTGCGGGTAGGTATTTATCAAACGAATTTGCTAATTTAGAAGTTCGAACAGACTCTAATAAATCAGACATAATTCGTTTCTTATCGGCACTTAATGGTGCTAATAGTTCGCCCATAACTTTTGCACGTTCCATTAAATCTTTTTGAACACGTAGTTCAAGTTCTTTAGATTCTTTTAATGAACGTTCTTTAGAAAGGGCCATTTTTGTTTCAGCAATTTCTTTCTCTTTCTTATCAACAATCTTTAACAACTTTGCAGTTGATGATTTTTCGTTAACATATGAGTGTTGAAATTCTTGTGAAAACGCTTCAAAAATTCTACGTCCAAAACTGTTAGTACGAGCAGAATCAATATCTTCACGTAATTGATAAATTTCGCCACGTAAAGTTTTTTCTACTGTTTCTTGTACAGTTTTTGCTGCACGTTTAATAAATTGTGCTTTAACTTCTGCAAATTTTTCTTTTGCACCTGCAACCAACTTAACTTTTGTTTCTGCTAGATCGCGTTTGTCTTGTGCAAATTCTGCAATTTCATTTGCCAATGCACTAACAACAAACTGTTCTAATTTTTGGAAATTTTCAGTAACGTTCTTACGATCGCTTTGAAATTCTACCATTTCTTTTGCTAACTGCTGTGTAATAAATGACTCCATCATAGTTGCATCTGTTGTCATTCGTTCAACATACTTGGCACGAGTAAAATCTAGTGCTTTTTTGTCTTCAGCAAGTTCAGCCATTTCTGCGGCCAATCTTTCACTTAACATTGTGTCAATTGCTTCAATCATAACACCTTTATCGTGTTCATATTTATGGGCAAATTCTTCGCGTAGTTCAGCTGTGACTTGGTCGCGATTCTCTTGAATTTTTTGTGCAAAAGCAGATTCAATAACAGATTGTGTATCTTCTGACATCACTCCGCTTTCTACTAATTGTTTGAATGCGTCCAACATCTATTTCTCCTTAGACTGATTTTAGACCTTTAATAACATTAAGGAGTGATTCCTTAAGATATTGTTGGGCTTTTGTATCTTGTTTTACTTCTTGTGCTGTGCGCCATGCTGCATATCCTCCTTTATTGTTCATAAGATGTTCATAAACAGGAGTAGGATAAGCACCAGGTGCGCTCGGCTGTGCAACTATATCAACCGTAATAATCTCAAAATCAGATACTTCACCGCTGCCATCGTTAACGTTTCCGCTACCGCGTGAACTAACGCCAAGTTTTACTCCGCTTTCAAGCATGGTTTTGATCAAGTTGCCCATTGGTGTTGGCAAGATTTTCATCTTGCCATATCCATTTGGACCATCCATCCACATATCTGTAATCATGTGGCTAACTCTGTCCAGGTTTACTTTTAGGTCATCTGGATGATCTACTTCTCCTAGAACACTATATCCGTTTTGGATCTGGTCGTTAAGAGTTTTAACAGCATTGCCTATCTCAGAGACCGGGTATACACGTTGATTTGCATTACGTATACCACCTTGAATACAAATACCTTTTAACCAAAGATTTTTGTCTTTTTCATCTCTCTCTAAAACAACACGAGCTTGATCAAAACTTAAATGTTCACGTAGATAATTCATCTAGTGTTCCTTTTATCTTGCTCTGTTTGGAGCACCATTTAATGGGCTCTTAGCGTCAACTGAACCAGTTTGTCCAGCTTTGTCGCCTTTTCCGGCACCAACTGGTTGGCCTTCACCAGTAGAAGGTTTTCCAACATTTGTTAATTTTGCACCATCTGGTTTTTTAGTGTTTGCATTTGCGCCAACATTTTTGGTACCAGCTGGAACAAAGTTTCCGCCTTGTTTAACCAATCCGCCAACTTTTCCTTTTGGAGAAGTTCCGTCTTGATCTTCACCTTTATTAGCTTGTGCAATGTTACGAGCATTTGCACCGCTAGTTGGTTTACCTGATCCTGAGCTAATTGGGCTTTTTCCTGAATCGTGACCTGTTTGGCCAGCTTTGTCACCACGTCCAGAGCCAACACCTTCGCCGTCTACCATGGATACTGATACTTTTTCAATGTATTCACGCATACGTTCGCCTTGTGTTTTTGGCATTCTGCTTTCGCTCATTCTTTCTTCGTCTTCGTCTTCGTCTTCGTCATCAGATCCAAATTCAGGTTCTTCACCTTCGTCATCTTCATCACCGTAACCACTAAAATCTGGATCATCTTCACCATCATTATGTTCTGGTTCATTTTTTTCATCGGCCATTAATGCTTCAAATTCAGCTTTTAATTCATCTAATGCAGCTTCTAAATTTTGAATATCGCCAGTTGTTGCAGGAGCAGATGAATCTTCGTCATCATATTCATCATCTTCATATCCAAAATCGTGATCAGTTACATCACCTTCTAAATCATCAGTTTCGTCTTGTACTGGAAATTGATCATCATCATCTTCCTCTTCACCAAACATAGATTCAACAGATTCATCTTGTTCATCCCATGCACGTTCTTGACGTTCACGTTCACGACGTTCATAGTCATCTTCACCTGTTGCTTTATCATCTCGGTTTTTTCTAAAGCGATAATCGCCTTCATCTTCTTCGGCACTTTCTGTGGCGATTAGGTTTTCATAAATTTCGCGTGACTTCTCTACAACGATTTCATGAAATAGTTCATTTGCTCTTTCATGTTCTTCATTGACAAGATAGTCCAATAATTGTTCAAATTTGCTAGACATTGTATTTTTTCTCCTTTATAGAATAGGCAAGG